GAGGACAGAACCTTGGAGAGATCGATGACATCGTGTATTTCCAGAAGAAAGTATTCAAAGCACTCAACGTTCCAATTGGACGAATCAATCCAGAGGAACAGGCTGGAGGAATCCTAGGTAGAACGTCTGAGATTACACGTGATGAGTTTAAGTTCCAAAAGTTCATAGGTAGACTGCGTCGCAGATTCTCTGAGCTGTTTTACAACATTCTGAGAAAGCAACTTCTCCTCAAAGGTATCATCACCGAGGATGATTGGGAGTCTTGGAAAGGCGATCTGTTCGTTGACTATATCACGGACAACTACTTTGCAGAACTCAAAAACGCCGAAATGCTGAGAGAGCGAGTCAATATGCTTCGTGAGGTTGAACCGTATCTCGGCACATTCTACTCAAAGGAATGGGCACAGAAGAACGTTTTGATGTTAACTGATGACGACATCAAGGCAATGAACGATCAAATTGAACAAGAGAAAAAAGACGGTGAAATTCCGGATGAGGAAGAAGAACCAGAGATTTGATTAAAAACAAAATTATTATAAATAAAATCACGAAATAATTATAAGGACTTTACCATGGCTGAAGATATTGATAATTTTTTGAATAATGTCACGAACAAGAATTTTTCAGAAGCTGGGAAGCAATTCTCAGATATGATTAGTGCACGACTTGCTGATCGCCTTGAATCTCACAAGGCACTGATCGCAAACCAAGTATACAATGGCATTGATCCTGAAGAAGTCGAAGACGAAGACTTTGAGGATGAAGCTGAGGAACAGCCAGAAGAAGAGTCCTAGGAAGAAGTAGAGACAGATGAAGACGTTTAAAGAGTTTGCCAAAAACATTTCCCCTCGAGGTCATAAGATCGTCAAGGTCTTGGACATGAAAGGAGGAGAGGTTATGGTCACTCAAGACCAAAAGGGTAAGTTTAACGTCATGTTTGATAACCAGGTTATCGACACGCTGCGCTCTAAAGGAGAAGCAATGAAGGCTGCTAAGAACTTTGGCAGCATGATGGGTAAAAGGTAGATTCAAATGAAGCTGATTACAGAACACACGGAAGAAGTTTCTTACATCGTCGAAGCTAAAGAAGACGGTACTAAGAACTATGTGATTGAAGGTATCTTTGCCCAAGCGGAACAGAAGAACCGCAATGGAAGAATTTATCCAAAACCAATTTTGGAAAAAGCAGTTTCTAAGTATGATAAGGAACAGGTACAAACCCAGCGTGCAGTAGGTGAGCTGAATCACCCTGCGGGTCCTATCATTAACTTAGATAAAGTTTCTCATCGCATTACCGAATTAAAGTTTGAAGGTAATAACGTGATGGGGAAAGCACTTATTCTTGATACACCGAATGGTAAAATCGTGAAAGGTTTGTTAGACGGTGGAGTTAAGCTAGGTGTTTCAACTCGTGGTATGGGAACTCTTGAGAATAAAGGTGGAGTCAATATGGTCAGAGATGACTATGTGATGAACACCGTGGATATCGTTCAAGATCCATCTGCACCATCGGCTTTCGTTAATGGGATTATGGAAGGTGTTGAGTGGATTTGGAATAACGGTGTCTTGGAACCTCAAGAAATTGAAAAAATTGAGACTGAAATTAAGAATGCTTCTAAGTCCGATCGCTCTGCGGTTGAGATGCGGGAGTTTAAGAATTTCCTCTCTAGATTAAATTTTTAACAGGAGATGAATATGTCCGATAAAGAACTTTATGAAGACATCGAATCTGTTGAAGAAATGGTCGTGGATCCAGATCCTGAAGAGGAACATGAAGCTCCGGCCGAAGACGCAGCAGAAGGCGATGAAGAAGTCTCTGAAGCAATGCACAAAGGCGTAGCACCTGAACTTGACGGTGCGAAGGCTGCTGAGGACGATGCCGCTAAGATTAAAGCATCGGCCCCAGCGCAAGCTAAAGCTCCAGGCGGCGTGGCTACCAAAGGTGACCCAATGCCTAAGACTAAAGCTGGCATGATCAATGCAATGTACGGTAAGATGAATGCTATGAAGAAGCAAGATCTCATGGCTGCTTACCATAAAATGATGAATGCTATGGCTCATCCTAATAAAAAGAATGATGACATGGATGAAATGGATCATGGTAAAAAGAAGCTGATGGCTATGGCTCACGGCAAGAAGAAGATGGAATCTGTAGAGATTGATTTCTCTGCTGATCTTGGCGCTCTTGTTGAGTCAGAAGCAACACTTTCAGAAGGATTTAAAGATAAGGCAGCAGTTATTTTTGAAGCTGCTATCAAATCTAAGCTTTCTGAAGAAGTTGATCGCATTGAATCTGAGCTTCAGGAAGATTTTGACGAAGAGCTGAAGACTACTCGTGAAGAAATGATCGAGCAGATCGACGGTTACATGAACTACGTTGTAGAAAAGTTCATGGAAGAGAACAAGTTGGCAATCGAAAACGGTATTCGTACCGAGATCGCTGAAGACTTCATGACTAAGCTGAAGGACCTCTTTACTGAGTCCTACATCGAAGTTCCAGAGTCCAAGGTTGATCTGGTTGACGAACTCTCTGAGCAGGTTCAAGATCTCGAAGCGAGACTTAACGAAACCACCGAAACTGCTATCGAGCAAAGCAAAGTTATGGAAGAACTCCAGCGTGATGCTATCATCCGTGAGCACTCCCGTGACCTGGCTGAAACTCAGGTAGAGAAGTTGAAGTCCTTAGCTGAAGATATTGATTTCGAAGATGAAGAAACTTTCGCATCGAAGGTTGCTACCATCAAGGAATCTTACTTCACCAAGAAAAAAGTAACGGTTGCAGAAGAAGCCGTTGACGAAGCTGTTGAGGAAGAAGTTTCCGACTCCATGGCCCGTTACGTTTCTGCAATTAAAAGAACCCATAAAGAATAAAAGAAAGAAGGTGTAAAGATATGACTCCTACAGTATCTTACGATAAACTCGTAAAGAAGTGGGCTCCAGTACTTAACGAAGAAACCGCTGGTCCTATTTCTGACTCCTACCGCAGACAGGTAACTGCTGCTATCCTGGAAAACCAGGAAGTCGCAATGCGCGAAGAAGCTCAGCAGGGCTCCTTCGGCATGATTAACGAGTATGGTACAGCTGCTACCAACTCCGCTAACTTCGACCCAGTACTGATTTCGCTGGTTCGTCGTTCCATGCCAAACCTGATCGCATACGACGTATGTGGTGTACAGCCAATGACCGGTCCTACCGGCCTGATCTTCGCAATGAAGTCTCGTTACAGAACCACTCGTGGCGGCGCTACTGCTGGTAACGAAGCTCTGTTCGACGAAGCTCTGACTAACTTCTCCGGTGACTCCAACGGCGCTCAGCCTACCGATCCTTCCGGTCTCGACAGTGGTAACACTGACTCGGATATCGAAGACGAGCGTAGAGAAGATCTGGCAGCTGCTGGTATGGCTACTCCAGACGGTGAAAACCTGGGCGACACCGGTTTCGGTGCACTGTCCGAAATGGGCTTCACCATCGAGAAGCAGACTGTAACTGCTAAGACACGCGCTCTGAAAGCTGAGTACACCATGGAACTGGCACAAGATCTGAAAGCCATCCACGGTCTGGACGCAGAAACAGAACTGGCTAACATTCTGTCGGCTGAGATCCTTGCGGAAATCAACCGTGAAGTTATCCGTACCATCAACTCCCAAGCTAAGACTGGTGCTCAAGACGTAAGCGACAGCACATCTACAAAAGGTATCTTTGACCTGGACGTAGACGCTGACGGTCGTTGGTCGGTTGAGAAGTTCAAGGGCCTGATGTTCCAGCTCGATCGTGAAGCTAACGAGATTGCTAAGCAGACTCGTCGCGGTCGTGGTAACTTCGTCGTATGTTCGTCCGACGTAGCTTCCGCTCTGGCAGCTTCTGGCATGCTTGACTACGCTCCTGCAATGAACACCAACATCAACGTTGATGACACTGGTAACACTTTTGCAGGTGTATTGAACGGCAAGATGCGCGTATACGTTGACCCATTCGCAACCACCGACTACGCTACCGTTGGTTACAAGGGTGCTAACGCATACGACGCTGGTGTCTTCTACTGTCCATACGTACCTCTGACGATGGTTCGTGCGGTTGGTGAGAACACCTTCCAGCCTAAGATCGGCTTCAAGACTCGTTACGGTCTGGCTTCCAACCCATTCGTTGGTTCCACTCCTTCTAACGGTCTGGCTGCTGCTAAGACTAACCAGTACTACAGAATCTTCCGTGTAGACAACATTCTGTAATATTGTCCAAACATAATAAGTGTCTATATAAATACTGGGTGGATCGAAAGGTCCACCCTTTCTTTTTTTGGAGTAAGTGATGGCACGTAAAGACACGTTGACACTCAATAAAAATTACTTACAGCCAACCGGCTTTAGAGTGATCATTGACAGAGTCAATTATCCCAACCTAGAGTTTTTTGCGCAAACCGTTTCTCACCCCGATGTGAGCTTAACGGGTCCGCAGAATCCCTATCCTAGAATCGGTAACGTGAACTTTCCGGGTGACACACTGGATTACTCAGAGCTTAACCTACAGTTCATTCTGGAT